TTTTAATGCTCACTGCAAATTTTTAACAGAGTGTTATATCTCTCTGCTAGTTTGTCGCATCGGTGCCCGATATCCAAAGTGCTTTTAATTCTGTTTCGTAATTTGTCGGCTCTGATGCACTCAAAGTCCCCGGTATTTTTGGCTGCGGGCACTTTAGCGGCGGCGGGTTTACTGCTGTGCATGCACTCATTAAGATGCAACTCACTAACACTAATAGCATCTTTAACTTTAATGTTTTCTTCTGTGAGTTCTCTGATGTTCTTTTCATGCTGGGCCTCAAGTGATTTAATTTTGTCCTGGTAATTTTTGAGCTGTAAGTTTTGTGAGTTTTCAAGCTGTATGTACCGCCTCATGTACTCATCCTGTGCTTTTATCAGTTCGGCAGTTTGCTTTTTCTTCTGGGCATCAGTACCATTAGCGTAACCCCTATGATAGCTGTAAGTTATTACAGAGAAAACAATAATAAATATAAAAAACGGCATTACAAGCTTGCTTATATCTAACATAGTACAAAACTCTCTTTAAACTCAGGGTTAGTATATACTTTCTCTGATACAGTCTTACCATTAGAGTCCTTGCTGAGCAGTACCCTCTTATTTATCTCAAAGTATAAGTTAAAGTCTGCCGGTACCTCATATTCAGATATAAAAATATTTTTTTGTTTTCTGGCCCAGCTGTAAAAGTCCTGATGATTAAATTTAAACCTGTAACCGCCTGTATCCCGGTACGGAGGATCACAATATAAAACAGCATCAGGCACTAGCTGTACTGCATCATAACTATCATTAGTTAAGATTAATCTGCCGTTATGAAAGTATTTTCTGAGTATTGCCAGCTCTCTTAATCTGCTAACTCTTTCAAGATGCACCAGGCGCCAGGGCTCTGGTATCTGCTCAGTAACATCAGGATCGTAATTTTCACGATACCACCGACCATAAAAGTCCATAGCAGCAGCTGTATTAAAATGTAGCCACTCTATAAAGTACTTTTTATGCCAGGCTGATAAAACCCCTGGCGGCATAATTTCATCAATTAAAGTCCAATCATTTAAGATATAACCGTTATGTAGAGCTTTAAACCAGTGCTCTTTATAAGGGCTGTAGAGATATGTGTTAAATGAATTGCCAAAAGAGAAACATAAGGCGGTATAAGGATCTGTATTCTTCAAAGCATGAAACTCATCACGGCTTATAAAAGAATTATAAACCGCAAAGTCCCCGGCTATAGCCATGCTGAAAGCTTTAAAGACTAGAGGATCTAACTCATTGTAGTGTACATACTTGTATTTACCGCTCAATAGAGCATACTGAGCTACAGAGCCACCACCGCCAAATAAATCATAAAAATGATCCCCTGGCGGCAGATTATCTATTAACTCTTTAACAATTTCACTTTTAGATCCCTTATAGGGCATGCCATAACTCATAATTTATAAAAAATACTTGTTTTTTATTAAAATTTACTTATACTTATAAATAAGCGACTCCAACGGCCTTACAGCTTAAAAAACTGTGGGCCGTTTCCTTTTATTGATAACAGTTAAGATATATCTGCCTTTCTTCTCTGCGCCTATTCTGTAAACCCTGGCAGTATTTTTTATTTACATAAGTCCATACAAGAAACTGATCCGCTATGGTTTTCTTTGGATAGCCCAGTATTATGTATTTTCTAAGCGTGCTTTTTCTAAAAGCATCTGTACCAATATTAAACACCAGACTTACTAAGGCATCATACTCATTTTGAGACATAACCGGATAACTAAAAAACTGCTGTAATTCATTTACAGCACTCTCAGCCATAAAAACATCTTTTTTAATTAAAGCCTCTGCCTCTTCTTTGGTAATCTGCATGCCTGGCTTAACACCTGATGTATGCCCGTAACCTATAGTCCATATTCCTTTAGGGCATTTATAAGCTTTAAGAGATAAAGACTCCCATTTTTTAATAAAGTCTAAACCTGTTTTAGAAAGAGTCATAACATGGTTTTCAGTCATTTTTAGTATTTCCTAATAAGTTTTTAATTTTTTCTGAGATAAGTCTCTTACACTCATCTACACCGTAAAAGCCTACAAAACTACCAATAGCCACGGCGGCTACCTGTGGGCACTGCGGAAAAACTGAAACCACACCATAAAATAGTCCTGTGCTAAACAGGCTGCATAAAAAAGCTCCGGTTATCTTTTCCATAACATTACCCTCTTTTTTTTGTACAAAAGCAATCATGAAAGCAAATACAGCGCCTGTTATTACTGCTGAGTTTTCAGATAGCCATGTTAAAAACTTATCCATATTTATAACGCCCTTAGATCATTTTTAATTTAAGTATAACCTATAGGCGGCATGACTATCTTCATTTTTTGAGATTATGAAAGAGCTTTTAATAACTCTGTGAATACTCTTTCAATTTCTTTAGGATCTGCCGGTGTAGTATCTCTGTTTTCATCAGCAGCATAAGATATTTTTTTATTTTCCTGGGCTAACATATAGCTAATCTTAGCCGGGATTATTTCCTGATGTTCTATTAGCTTTTCTGCCTGGCTCTGAGTTAAAGTTAGAGTATTCTGCTGATAATCTGCCGGAATAACTTTTACAGAGGTAATACTATAAAGCCCTTTATAGATTTTATAAGGCGGCAAGTCTCTCTTAGTTTCCAGATAATCTAAATAATATCTTATAAATTTGTTTCTTGTAAAATCATTAAACTCATTATTATAAAAGCTCTCAAGACCACCAAAGTCCTGTACAATAGCGGCAGTAATACGGTCCTCTATAAGATAATCATGGTATAAGCCATAACTTAAAAGCACTGATGTTATAGCGGCGTAAGCTTTTTGAGCTCTTAACTCTCTGGCGGCATCTGTATCACCGGTTAAAGTTCTTAAGCTTGTAAGCACATCTGAAACTTTTATTTGATACTCAGCTGTTTTAACAGCCTCTTTCATAGCTGTAATTAACAACTTTTCAGAGTAACCACCTAATAACTCAAAGGGTATAGATATAGCGGCATCTGTGGCAGAATAGTTATAATTAACTGCCTGGTTAAAGGTAAGCCATAAAGTTTTAAATTTTTGATATTCCATAGCAACTCCATTAAGTATTAAAAATTGTGATTTATTCACAATTAAAAGTAATAAATTGAGAGTTTTTTACAGCTAATAATTTATGCCTAAAAACCTCAACTATATTTGAATAGTAAAACCCCTCTTCACTGATAAATATATCAGGATTTATACCATCTAAATTTTTACAGCCATCTAGCAGCATGTAAACATAAGTGTTATCACAGCGAGTACTAAAAAAGGTACTAACAGTATCAAGATTAATTTTAATACCACGTACAAAAATAAATTTATCAAAAAAAGCTTGTATAAAGTCTTGCATTACTTTTCTAGAATTAAAACAACAGACTATTGTTTTTTTATGCTTATCTATGCGCATACATTCATTATAAATTAGTGTTACACATTCTTCTCTAGTCATAAATTACCGCCTATAAAGTTAAATTGAACAGTTGCAAAATTTACAACTGTTCGGAATTTCCGAACAGTTAAAAATCCTCAATACCGAAAGGGTGCCAGGTTTCATCCGGGCCGCATCCCTCACCAATCTCATATATTTTAAAAAGCTCATCTAATGTAAATTTATCTGCCCCAAGATGTATGCAAGTACCTATACTGCTTTTAGAATATCCGTTATAAGATATAACTGCTGTATAATTAGTGTGTTTACTGCGTATTTTAAAAACATCGCCTATATCAAACGCTCTTATAAATTCATTAAGAGTATAAGGCCTATATTTTTCTGTTTTATCTTCTATCCACTCACAAGGGATAATGAAACGACTAAAGCAAAGTACACCATCCTCACCGTAACTTTGAAAAGGTGCGCTACTGCCATCAACAAAATATAAATTAGCACATGGCAAATTTAATACATTTTCAAAATCCTCAATATTTATACCAAAATAACAGGCTTTACCTATAAACTCTTTGGCCGCATCAGTATCAAAACAGCTTAAAGGCCGTTTATCTTTTTTAATTCTGGGATCTATCTTCATCTTTAAAGTCCTCTTTAAATCTCTCTTCTAAATCTCTAATACTCTCTGTATCTCTGAAAGGTCTATTTGTTTTGCTCTGCATCTCTCTCAGTTTCTGCCAATATTCTGGCAAATTTTTATAGATAGCTTTTAGCTCTCTGAGGTTTTTATTTCCGCAACAGTAGCAGCTCACTCTATCCAGTACATCATATAAATCTACATTATTATCCTCTAACCAATTAAAACCAGATTTATAACACTTTACTAAACAGTCATTCTCAGACATATCCCATAAAACCAGCGGGTAAATTTTGATAGTTCTATCATCACGCTTAAAGGCTATTCTATCTGGTTCATCTTTGGCTATACCAATATACTCAACTATGGGCTCCCCTAAAAATAAATCATAAAATGAGTTAATTACATTTACCTTTATGCTAGTCATCCAGCGAGTACAACCGCCGCACCATGAGTAACCTGTTTTAAGTTCACCTGAGCGGGTTTTTACAGCATGCTCACAAAAGTAATAATCAAAAGACTTAGGCGGCGTTAATCTTCTATAAGCTATTTTGTGTTTATCTAATATTTTTGTTAGTTTTTCCCAATTTTTATAAATACTCTTAAACTCTTTGCCAGCATCAAAAAAAAGCACATAATCAAGAGGATACTGCTTTTCTATAAGCATGAGTACCATAGCTAAAGAGTCCTTTCCACATGAGCAACTTGCTATATATTTCATAAATCACCTTAACTTTATCAGTTAAGGTAATAGCTAGGCTTGTACGGGATACCATGTTTTAGCTATTTTATACCGGCTAACTTACGCACCGCCGGAAACCTATTTTAATAGGATCGATTAATTATTAAGATCTACTTCTTTTAGCTCTCTAGTCATTTGATTTACTATTAAACCCCTCTGTAAGCATAACTGTATAGAGTGCCTACAGTTACGCTTATAAAGCAATTCTATAAAAAACAAAGTGGTATAACCTCTGTTATAAGTGGCATCAAGTCTATATAAGTGCTCTGCAAAACTTAAAGCATTACTAGCTATATCATCTTTAGTAATACAACCTCTAAGGCGGTTTGCCCTGGTTAATAAAGACTTAAGTCTTTTATAGTCTTTTTCTACCTTACTGGTATCAAAAGGCAGAAAAAAGTTATATCTGTGGTAGATATAATTAATCCTACCTATTAAACTTGCATAATGAATAAGCTTAAATGCCTTTTCACCACTGGTAAGCTTACTTAGTTTTAATTTATTCATTATCGGCCTCTATTTCTGCATCATCTGTTTCTAAATATATCTTTTCAAGTCCGACATAATCGGCAGTCTTTTGACCAAAAGGGACCCACGCACACCGGCCATTAACCCATCTTTTAATCTCAAATTTTTGGAATAGTGTTTTTAAGCTATAGGCCCATGATCCTAAATGTACTATTTGCTCACCTGGCCAATCTTCATAGCCGGTAAACAAAACAACAGACTCTACATTATGATCCTTATTCTTTACGTTTATTTTAGTCTCACCAAGCTTAAACTCTGTAACAAACTCACCTAATGTATATGGCCTATATTTTGGTGTTAAACCTATTGCCTTTTTAGCTAAAAGCTCTTCAGGTATAAAATACCTAAAACCGCCTATAGCTTTATCACAGAAAAAACAGTCCTCTATGTTTTTTATTTCATATAAAATAGTGGCAGTTACATTAGTTAAGTCTTTAAACTCATCTAAACGATCAGCAAAATAACCATATGTGCCAATGTACTCACTTGCCTCTGCCCGGTTTAAATAGTTAAAAATAATCTTTTCTGATTTAATTCTTTTATCAAAAACTAACATAAGCACCATCCTTATTTATTCTTCTTTATCCATTATTCACCTCTACCACCTTCAATAATGACATAGCCGTTATCAGTAAAGTGTATTAAGTTCTGCTGTTCTATTACTGTTTCTCTCTCCTTAGCCTCAGCTACTCTTACATCACAAATAGCCTCATACTTCAAATAACCATACGGATTAATAGCTACTTTTACACAGCTCTTTTTATTCTCAATTTGCTGCAACTTTTCTATAAGTTCTTCAACTGTCATTTCTTAATATCCTCTTTAATCTTCTTTAATTCACTCTGGAATTTTAAAATTAAATCATCCTGAAGCTTTATAATTTCTTCTTTCTGAAAAATCAGTTTATTTAAAAACTCAATTTCCTGATTTTTATTTCTGAGAGTTATTTCTAAATTCTCTATTTTTTTTGAATCCACATTTTTATCCGAAGAGCACAAAAGCAGCGCAATCACGGCTCCGATTATCAAAGTAATAAACATTCCCACAATTACAGATCCTTATACGCCACGTTATTTATAGAATTTAAATCCATCAGGGTTAACCAACTTCTGAAACTGCTCTAAAGAGTTATCAAAAGAGGCACCTGTAATACAGAATTTATTAAGATTATCGTTTCTGCATAACCAGCCTGAGGCGGCAGAGCGCCAGTTAGTCATAGGTTTTTTACCAACTCGCCAGCTGTTAGAATTGTAGTAGTAGAAAAATCTTTCTGCCTCTAGCTCTATCTTTTTGGCATCAAGGTTAGCTATACCTTTCTGAGAGAGATAGTTATACATGTGATCGGCTATCTCATGTATCTCAGGTACCATAAATACAGAGCGTTTAGCCTTTTTTGGTAATGGCTCTGCCGGTAACTGTATTAAATCTGTACTCTGTGGCGGTAACGGTTCGGCAGCAGTGTTTACTTTTTCAGCATCTGCCTCTATAATATCCGGTAAGCGCCTCTTTTGATCTCTGAGTACGCTAACCGGCTCTGCCTCTGGCTCTGCCGGTTTCTTATTTTCTTCACCAAAGTCCCCAGCGGCATCATTAGCAGCAGTAAAGTCCCCATTATTATTTACAAGCTCATTCAGCATACTTTCATTTACAAGATATGAAACATTATGCTTATCTGAATTTTTAGAGATAAAACCCACATCAATAAGCTTATTTACAGCTCTCTCAAACTGAGAGCGTTTAATAACAAAAGGTAACCTGTTCTGTATCTGGGTAAAGTTCAGGGTAACAACCTCATACACATGAGAAACATTAAAAAGCCACATCAGTAAAGTGTACTCAACTGCATCTAATTTCATGTTCTTTGTTACCTCTAAACAATAAGATTTAAAATACTGAGACATTAGCAACTCCTATTATAGTTAGTTCTTAAAACTTTCCTGTATATATGCGGTATTGACACTAAATTTAGTGGAATGACCACGGCCAGAGCCGGCAGAAAATTTAATTATTTTTTTGGCTTGTAACTTTCTGCATGTTTTTCTAATTACGGCATCAGAAAGCCCGGCCGGGATAATCTGCTTTAGTCTTTTCCTGGTAAACCGCACCTCTGGATCATCTTTAGCCTTTTCAAACAAAATAGACAAAATAACAGACTCAGAGAGAGTTAACTCTCTGCTGAAAGGAAACTTATAAAGCTTAATAAAAAAGATTTTTTGAGCGTTATTCATGTAAGCGACTACCTTTTTAATTCTCTGTACATTAAGCATACTGTTTTTTATTGATATTTTCAATAAAAATAAAAGGTAATTTTTAAAAACCTTTTTTATTTCACCTTTTTTAGGTGTAAAGAATGTTTTAGAGTTCG